GTAACGCGGTTGTAATGCTGCGGTTGGAATGCTCACCCCGTGTCGACAAGCGCCCGCGTGAATGTTGAGGTCCGGCCGGCTTCTTGCGAAGCCGGGGAATACATAGAAATTGGTGGAGGCGGCGGGAGTTGAACCCGCGTCCGAGAAAGTCTGGCGCGAAAAGACTACGTGCGTTTCCGGTTCGTTGGTTTTAGACCGCCACATTGGATACCGGCAAGAAGCGGCGGCTTAGCCTGATTGATTTCGGCTCTCGGCTCCAGACGGAAGCCTTGGGCCTACTCCTGCAAAATGACGGTCTCAGCCCGAGTGCAGGCCCATCGGACCAGACCGGCTACTTAATTAATTAAGCAGCGTATGCAAACTGCGTGTTGTTGGCAGTTTTAGTTTCCGATCGTTTTACGGGAGCTCGGAACCCGGCACGACTTCCCACGTAAGATGCAATCCCGTCGAATCCGTTGCGCCCCCTTTCAACTTCAGTTTACCATCGAATCTGGGTTGTAACTCAGGACCGCAAAGAAAAGATGCCCCGACCGACCACGTTGCCCGAAACGGGCACGCAGCAGCGTGAAGAGCTTACTCCGCTCTTCCACGTCGTTCTGCTCGATGATGACGAGCACACCTACGACTACGTGGTCGAGATGCTCACGAAGATTTTCTGCCTCTCGGTCGAGGCCGCCTTTCGCCACGCCGTCGAAGTCGATTCCTCCGGCCGCACCATCGTCATCACCTGTGAACGCCCCCAGGCCGAATTCGGCCGCGATCAAATCCACGCCTACGGCGCCGATCCGCGCATGCCTGTCTCCAAAGGCTCCATGAGCGCGATTATCGAGCCCGCCAAAACCTGATCACACAGCTCGTAAAAAAAACATCTCCTTTCGTGCTTGTCGATTAGCACGCTTCCGAACACGCGTCCGAACGGCCTTCAGCGTAAGCTTCAGTCGTGAAGAAGACGCAGAGAAAAGCGGAGGTGGTCGAGCAGATCATCGAGAAAGTCGAGCAGAGGCTCGGCGACGGAGAAATGAAGGCGACGTTGGGCGATTATATCCGGCTGGTGCAGCTCCAAAAGGAGTTGGAAGAAGACGAGCCGGGGGAGATAACGGTCACATGGGTGGATCCGGACAAGACGGAATCAGACACAGAGAGATAAAATACCGGCCGCTCCCGTCGCAGCAGAAATTTCACGATTCGCCGGCGCGGTTTAAGGGGTTTTCAGGTCCTATCGGTTCCGGAAAAAGCCAGGCGCTCTGCCATGAAGCCATCAAGCTCAGCTATCTGAACCCGGGCCGGACCGGGTTGATCGGCGCGCCGACGTATCCGATGTTGCGCGATGCTACGGCGGCGTCGTTGCTGGAGGTTTTGCATCGCAACAAGATCCCGCACGAAATGAACCGTGCGGAGAATTACGTGGTGATGAAGGAAACCAGGTCCAAGATTTTATTTCGCGCCGTGGAAGAATTCGAAAGATTGCGCGGCAGCAACCTGGCGTGGTTCGGCCTGGATGAGCTGACGTATACGGCGGAGCAGGCATGGCTCCGGTTGGAAGGCCGGTTGCGGGATCCCAAAGCGTCGCGGCTGACCGGCTTTGCTGTGTGGACGCCGAGGGGGTTTGATTGGGTTTATGACCGCTTCGTGGCGCGCAAGATCGAAGGCTATGAAACGGTGTGCGCGGAGGCGTTCGAGAACACGCACCTACTGGACCGCGTGCCGGATTATTACGAGCGGCTGCTGAGCAGCTACGATGAGAGATTTTTCCAGCAGGAGGTTTTGGGCGAGTACGTCACGCTCAGCGCCGGCCGCGCTTACTACGCTTTCGAACGGCGCGGCAACATTGCCGAGACAGCGTTGGATCGAAACCGGCCATTGCTGTGGTCACTGGATTTCAATTTCAATCCCATGAGCTCGGTGGTGGCGCAGATCGACGGACAAAAGGTTGTGGTGCTTGACGAAATCGTATTGCAGCGCGCGACCACGATCCAAGCCTGCGAGGAGTTTGAACGGCGTTATCCCAAGCATCCGGCGGGTTTGATTGTGTACGCCGACGCCAGCGGAGTGAAAAACCAGACTTCGGGAACCAGCGATTTGAAGATGCTCCACGAGTTCTTCCGCTCCGGAGCGTATGGAGACGTGACGTTCAAGATTCCGCTTGCAAACCCGATGGTGCGGGATCGCGTGGTGTTGATGAACTCGAAGCTGGCCGCTGCCGACGGATCCCGCTCGCTGACGGTTCGCAGCCAGTGTACGGAGTTGATCAAGGATTTCGAGCAAGTGACGTACAAGGATCGGAGCCAGGTGATCGACAAGGACAAGGACGGAAAGCGGACGCACTTGTCCGACGCGCTGGGCTACCTGGTGTGGCAGGAATTTCAGGGCAAGGCGGGAACCTTGTGGCGGAATCAGCGGCTGATTTGACCAGAAATGGATTTGAGAGGCGAAACAGTGTTTGACATAAACCGTGAACATCCCGATTACATCGCGAAAAAAACGATGTGGCGAAAGTATCGCGACCTGTATCTCGGCGGCGAGCATTTCCGGCTCAACGTGCAGAACTATCTGGTGCGTCGGCAGCGGGAGCCCGGCGATGTGTACTCGGAGCGGCTGAGCCGCGTGTTCTATCAGAACTACATCGGCTCCATTGTGGATTGGTACACGGCGACGCTGTTTCGTAAGGAGCCCATCCTGACGTTTGAAGGACAAAACGACGCGGGAAAGCAGTTCTTTTCGCAACTGGTGGAAGACGCGGACCGGAAGAAGACGCAATTGAACGACTTTTTCCGCCGCGTCTTCATTGAGAGCCTGATCACCGGAGGCGGCTATGTGCTGGTGGATTTCCCCAGGGCGCCCGCGCCGGCGGGAACCAGGGGCGAGGAAGACGCGTCGGGGGCTTCTCGAGCATATCTCGTCGATTATGCCGCCGACGACATCATCAATTGGAGTCTGGATGAGTTCGGGAATTTCGACTGGGTGGTGATTCGCACGCGGCTGCTCAAAAAGGATCACGTGGAAGACGGAGACTGGCGCATCGAGACGCGCTGGTCGTACTACGACAAGCAAACGTTCCGGATCTATGTAAGCACTCAGGACAGCGGCCTCGCCGGCACGGTCAAGCTGGTGGACGAAGGGACGCACGGTCTGGCGAAGCTCAACCAGGTTCCTCTGTTCGCCCTGCGAATGCCCGAAGGGCTCTGGATCTTGAATCGTGCAGGATCCCTGCAACTGGAGCACTTTAATAAGTCCAACGCCCTGGGATGGGCGCTGACCATGGGATTGTTCGCGATGCCGGTGGTGTACTCGGACCGGGAATGGAGCCAAATGGTCGGCGAGAGCTACTACATCCAGCTCGCGCCAGGGGACAAGTTTGGATGGGCCGAGCCGGAGGGAAAAGTTTATCAGATCGCGGCGGACAATCTGACGCAATTGCAGGAAGAGATTTACCGGGTGTGTTATCTGCCGCAGGCCGGCAAGGCGCTGGACAAGGGCACGATGCAGTCGGGGATGGCCAAGCAAAGGGATTTCTCGATTACGCAGGAAGTGCTGCTGGCCTTCGGTGATGCCGTGAAAGACCAGGTGCGAAGAGTGCTGCGGGCGATCGCGGACGCCCGGGAGGACGATCTGGAGATCGGCGTGACGGGGATGGACGAATTCGACATCGCCGATTTTTCGAGTGAGATCGCCGACGCGAAGCAACTGCTTGCGCTCGGGATGGATTCACCGACGCTCAAGAAGGAAATCTTCAAGAGGCTGGCCTTGAAGTATTTGAGCGATTCGCGGCAGGACGTTAAGGATCGAATTGCAGCGGAGATCGAGGGAGTTTGAGTTTTCAATTAGGAGAAAAAGATGGCGGAAGAAAACGGCGACATTCGAAGCATGATGCAGACGGTGATTCAGGAATTTGTCAAAGCGGAGCAAAACAGAGCCGAGCCGGCACACAAAGCCGAGTTGCAGGAGGAGCGCCGCCGGCGGGAAACGTTGGAGCAGCGTGTCAATGAATTGGTGGCCGAAAACGAGAAGACTCGAGCGAAGGCGGAGGAAGCGGAGCGGTCCGCGGCGGTTCGCGCGGAGCTGCAACGGCTGGGGGTGGCAAAAATCGAGTTGGCGTACAAAGCTGTGAAAGATGAAATTCGCCGCGCGGAGGATGGGCGGCTAGTCGCGCCGGACGGATCGGACGCGCGGGACTACCTGGCGCGGTTCGTTAGCGAGAATCCGGAGCTGCTGCCGGCGCGTCTTGGCGGAGGCTCCGGCGCGACGACGGGACAAAGGACTTCGGGAAGCGGGCCGGTGGACATGGACAAAATCCGGCCAGGAATGAGTGCGGAGGACAGAGAACGTGTGAGACAGGAGATCGCGAGAGTGGCGTCGCAGACGCTACGTGGTGTCTAGGAAGTTTTAGGAAGGCAATTCAAAACAGGAGAAAGTATGGGAGCAATTACATCAGCAAATGTAGCGACTGCGATTGTCAAGCTGGTAGCGGCGGATGCGCTGCCGGCTTTGATGGGGAACCTGATTATGGGGAACCTGGTCAATCGCGATTACGAGCCGGCGCTGGCCAACGCGGGCGACACGATCAACGTGCCGATTCCTCCGGCGCTGGTGGCCAATAACATCGCCGAGGGCGGAACGGTCACCTTGCAGAATCCAAATCTGGGGAATGCCCAGATCGTGCTCAACACGCATGCGGAGGCGACGTTCCTGATTCCGGACGTGACCAAAGTGCTGGCGGTGCCGGACCTGCTGAAGCTGTACATGCAGCCGGCGGTGGTGGCGATCGCCGAAAGCATCGAGACCAACCTTCTGAATCTGTATGCCTCGTTCAGCGCCAACGCCCCCGTGGGTACGGGCGGGACGGCGATCGTAGAAGAGGTGGTGGATTTGGCGGAAACGGAATTGTTCGCCGCGAAGGTTCCTCCCAGCGCCAACAAGTACCTGGTGGTGGATTCGAACACGTATTCGGCGCTGCGGCAAATTCCGCGCTTCAGCGAGTTCAATACGGCGGGCGAAGCGGGTTTGAGAGCGCTGGTGGACGGCTCGGTCGGAAAGATGAAAGACTTCTACATCTTCCGCTCGCAGTTCGTGTCCCATACAGGCTCGAGCCCGGTGATCACGCACAATCTGGCGTTCTCGCGCGATGCGATCGGCCTGGTGGTGCGGCGTTTGCCGCAGCCGCTTCCCGGCACCGGTGCGATCGCCGAGTACGCGGAACTCGGCAACTTCGGTATGCGCGTCACCATGAGTTACCAGCCCAATACGCTGGCGCAGCAGTTCACTGTGGACGTGCTGTACGGCGTCGGAGTGCTGCGGAATTCGTTCGGAGTTCAAGTCAATAGCTAAAAAAAGGAGAGGGGCACAGGTGAAAGCGCCTGTGCCCGCCCAAATCATTATGGATGTGCGGGTCTATTATCAGAAACTTCGCAAGATTGAAGCTGCAATTCCGGAGGCGTACGTGGTGGTGGTGAGCCGCGAAACTCCGGACGGAGGCAAGCCGGGCGTGAAGACGGACGTGCCGAGGAGCCTGGCGGCCAAACTGATCGTAGAAGATCAAGCCGCGCTGGCGAGTCCGGAAGAAACGGCGCAATTCCGGGCGGAGAAAAAGGTAAACAAGAGGCAATAAATCATGCTGCTGACGGATGGAAGTCCGAACGACGATGAATCGTTGCGCGATTACGAATCGGCGATTCTGCAGGTGTCCGATACCGAGAGTATCCCACTGAGGGCGAAGCTGAAGTTGGCGCTGGAGGAGATTGCCGAGGACGTACTGAACGTGCTTCTGGCGCATGGCCTGCCGTCGGACCCGCAGGCCACCACCCGGCGGTTGATAGGCGTTTCCGACGTGGTGGTCACGCGGCAAATGAAGCGGTGGCACGCGGTGCACACGCTGGAAGTCTTCTACCGGGACGCGTTCAACAATCAATTGAACAACCGCTATCAGGCGAAGGCTGACGAGTATCGCGAACTCTCGGAAGAAGCGCGGGCGCGAACGTATCAGTTCGGCATCGGACTGGCTCTGATTCCAATTCCAAGAGCGCAGCCTCCGGCTTTCAGCTTCGTGGCGGGGCTGATGGCGGAGACGATTTATTACGTAAAGGTGAGCTGGGTCTCGGCCAGCGGGCAGGTTGGCGATCCAAGCGAGCTGACCACGTATGATTCTCCCTTGGGAAGCTTGCCGGTGGTGACGGCGGTGGATGCGCCGGCGGTCGCGACGGGATTCAACGTGTATATGGGGTTGTCGCCGGAGACAGTCACGTTGCAAAATACGACGCCGGTGGCCGTGGGGGGCAGTTTCACACTTCCGGCCTTGGGACTGGCGACGGGAAACGGGCCGGGATGCGGACAAACTCCGGACATCTATGTAACCGGCGGATTGATGTTGAGGCGCGGGTAGAGTATGGCGATTACCGCGAGTGTGGCGGCACAAAAGATGGTGGGGTTTCTGGCGGCCACCGGCACGGGCGTGAACTCGGCGGTGGGGCAACTAGCGAGCGACACGGGAGTGCCGCTGGCTCCGGTTCCGCCGGCGCACATCGTCAACCAAAACGTAGCGTTCGGGCTGGCGGAGAAGGCGAAGGGCGTGAAATATCCGGCGATGTATGTGTACACGGACCGGATCCGTAACCTGCTTACCGAGAAATTCCGGGCTTTTTCCGGAAAAGTGCGCACGGTAACGGAAGTACGAGTGTCGCAGGATCGGCTGGAAGGCATCGAGGATCAGTTACGGCTGTACGTGGATGCGGTGACGCAGGTGCTGGACGCGAATCGAGGGACATGGGGGCAGGGGGCGTTTTACACCGGCGGCTATGAAGTGATTTTCGATCCGGTACAGCATGGAGGGTTGAATTTCCTGCAAGTCGCGAGAGTGAGCTTTGAAATAGACTTTTCCGAATGAGAAGGGGAACGGGCGGCTTTATCTATGGGATGTTACGTATCGTCCAATAACGAGCGAGTTTACGTGATGCTGGAATCGGCGTATGGGCAGGCGCCGACGATTACGGCGGCCAACCGCATCCCGCTGATCAAGCTGGGAGCGAAGCAGATTCCGGTGGCAACGGGGCGGAGGGATAAAACAGGAAGCCGCACATTTGTGGGGCTTCCCAACACGATCCGCAAGACGACGAGCTTTCAACTGCACACGTTCATGACGGAATGGGTGGATCAGACCACGGCGCCAACGCAGGGGCCGCTGTTTCAGGCGGCACTGGGAGCGGCTCCGATTCTGTTCGCGGGCGGAACGGTGGCGAGCGTGACGAGCGGGACGCAGCTCCAATTCACGGGGCCGCATGGGCTGACACCGGGGCAAGGGGTGGCGTCGGGCACGGACATACGGTTCGTGGCGGCGGTGGAAAACAGCACGACGGTGTTCCTTAACGCTCCGTTCACGACGACGCCGGTGGGAGGAACGCCGATCGGCGCGACGATCACCTACAAGCTGGCGGAGGATCTGCCGAGCGCCAGCATCTTCGACTACTGGGATCCGAGCACGGCGGCGCAGCGAATTCTGAACGGCGCGGCGATGGATCAGATGCAGATCAAAGTGAACGGAGACTTTCAGGAGTTCGATTTCTCCGGGCCCTCGCAGGATCTGATTGACAGCGCCAGCTTCACGAGCGGTGAGGGCGGGTTGACGGCGTTTCCGGCCGAGCCTACGCAGACGGGATTCGATTACACGATCATCCCGGGGCATCTGGGGCAGGTGTGGATGGGCACGACTCCCACGGAATTCTTCACGCTGACGGAGGCAGAGCTGACGCTCCAAAACAATATCGCGCTGCGCCTGCATGAATTTGGCAGCGACTTTCCCCGATGCATCACGGCGGGAGGCCGGAAGATCACGCTGAACTTCAACATTTTCGAGAGCGTGGATGCGCAGACGGCGGGTTTGTATCAGGCGGCACGGCAGCGGTCGCCGATTTCCGTGATGATCCAGTTGGGCGAGCAAGCGCAGCAGTTGATTGGGGCTTACATGCCGGCGATGGTGCCGGAGGTTCCGGAGTTCGACGACAGCGAGACCAGGCTTCAATGGAAATTCCAAAACAGCAGGGCACAGGGGAGCGTGGATGACGAGTTCTATATCGCGTTCGGCTGAGGAGCATTCGGATAGTCCGCGGCACGCGAGCTTCGCGTGGTTCGAGTCGGAGTCGCACGCGAGTGTGCGGTACAGGATCGCGAGGATGTCGCTGGGACGGCGGATTGAGTTGGCTCGAAAGATTCGCGAGGCGGGACGTAGGCTGGAATTTCTGGAGGCGGGCGGCGATGTGAGGGAGAAGCTGGACGCGGCCGTGCTACAGGGCGAGGTGGACCGGGCGTATCTGGAATGGGGCCTGGAGGCGATCGAGGGGTTGGAGATCGATGGGGAGGCCGCGACGCCGGAGACGCTGATCGAGAAGGGACCCATCAGCTTGGCGGCGGAGATTCTTGGACGCATTCGCGGCGAGTGCGGATTGAACGAGAGCGAAAGAAAAAACTGATCGTCGCATTCCATTTTCTGCGCGCGGAGCGTAGGAGCCAGGCCGGGTGGAGATGCGAGCAGTGCAGACGGCAGGGGTTGGAGGCGCGACGGCGTTGCGGGTTCATATCGGAAGAGCAGCGCGGGGCTCCGAGAGTGGTGTGGGCGCGAGGAGGGGCGGCGGCGGAGGAATGTCCAACGTCGCTGGTGACGCCGGCGAGCATCGAGTTTCTAGAACGGTTTTTAGCGTGGAAGACGGTGGGGAAGGGCGAATCGACGGCGCATGAATTAACAGCAAGGGAAGCGGAGGCGTTTGTGGTGTTGGAACACGAGTTGCGGATGGAGAAGACGAATGGCCAATAACTCCACGACGGAGAAGCTTCTGAATCCGAGCGTATTCGGGACGCCGGCGACGGTGAGCCAGGTGGTGGCGGGATCGCTCGCAGGGGTGAGCGGGGGCGGCTCGAGTGCCGGCACGTCTCAACTAGCGACGCAGATGCAGCAATTGGAGACGGTGGCGCAGGCGGAGACGGAAACGATCCAGTCGAATACGCAGGCGATCAATCAAAACACGACGCAACTGGGGGAGAAGCCGGGAGGAACGTCGGCGGCGAGCCAGGCGGGGAGCGCGCTGGAATCGGGACTGAGTCCATTGGTGACGGGGATTCTGGGTCTGTTCGGATCGGAGGGCGGCGGAAAGAGCCCGAGTGTGCCGTCGGCGTTTTTGATGCCACCCTCGGCGAACGTCAACGCGGGAATCAACGAGGCGGCACCGACGCAACCCTTCGCGGTGGACTATGCGGCGGGAGGCCAGCCGCGAGCGGCGACGGCGAACTCGGGCTCGGGTGCGGCACAGATTACGGTGCAGGTACAGGCGATGGACAGCCAGTCGTTTCTCGATCACAGCGACGATATCGCCCAGGCGGTGCGCCAGGCAATGCTGCAATCGAGCGTGCTGAACGACGTGATTCGGGAGGTATGACGTGGCGAGCTTTCCGGCACTGAAGACAGGAGCGGTAGCGCAGTATCCGGCGGATCGGACGCCGCAGTTTTCGACGCAGGCGTATCGATTTCTGGATGGCAGCGAGCAGAGATTCCCGGGATTTCGAGGAGTGCTTCAGCAGTGGACGATCCGGTTGAACCTGCTGGATGAAGGGGAGCTCGAAAAGGTGCGCGAGTTCTTTCTGAGCGAAGAGGGACGCGCGGGGAGTTTCTCCTTCACAGATCCGTGGACGGGGACGGTGTATGCGAACTGCAGCTTCGGGAGCGATGCGTTATCGCTGCAATTTCAAGGACCGCAAGACGGGGCGACGCAAGTGATTGTGAAGGAGAACCGGTAGGATGCTGGTGTTTCCACAACTGACGACGGGCGCGGCGGCGCTGTATCCGCTGACGAGGCTGAGCGTGCTGAGGACGGTGGTGAACACGCTGGGCGATGGAAGCACGGTGGTATATAGCGACCCGGCCGCTGTGCAGACGATGTGGGAGATCCAAGCCAAGGGACTGACGGCGGCGGAGTGGAACGCGATCGAGGCGCTGTTTGACGCAGTGGCGGGGCAATGGCAAACGTTCACTCTGCTGGATCCGGCGGGGAATCTATTCGCCGATAGCGAGTTGCTGAGCGCCGGAGCATGGACCAATGGAGCGCTGATTACGTTAACGCCCGGGATCGGCGATCCGCTGGGGACGAATCGGGCGACGAGGGTTGTGAACGGAGGGATCGGCGCGGAGGCAGTGGCGCAGGCGCTGAGCGTGCCGGGGAATTATCGCTACTGCGTGAGCGCGTGGGCGAAGAGTGTTGGCGGATCGCAAGTGACGCTGACAGCGTCGACAACGGGGGCGGTATCGGCCGAGACGTTCTCGTTGTCGACAAACTGGCAACATATTTCGATTCCGGTGAACTTAGCGCGGAGCACGACCAGCGTGACGTTCGGGGCGCAACTGGCGGCGGGAGCGACGGTAGATCTGTTCGGAATGCAGGTAGAGGCGCAAGCGGCTCCGTCGGAATACAAGATGACGGGAACGAACGGCGGCGTGTATGCAAGCGCCCGGTTTGCCTCGGACAGCTTGACGGTGAGGGCGCAGAGCACAGACGTTTTCGACGCGACGATCCGGATTGTGAGCGGGGGGAGCTAGGCGCATGGCGACTATCGACATCCTTAAAGAGCAAACAACGCCGCCGACGCCGTTGTTCTTGTTCGATTGCCTGCTGGCGTCTGGGTCGACCGAGCGATGGAGCACGCACGCGGTGACGGTGGGCGGGAACGCGTATCCAGCCCGGCTGCTGAAGCACAATGCGTTCGCGTTGCAGGGCGCGGCGGATGTGTCGATCACGCTGGCAAACGCAGACTCGCACTTTTCCGAGATCGAGCGCGCGACGGGATTTCGAGGAGCGCAAGTCACCGTTACGTTTCTGTTTTACGATTTGGCGGCGAACGCGGCGGCATCGGAAACGCGGGTGATTTTCCGGGGAAGCGGAAACACGGCGGATGAAATCACGGAATCCGGATTCCGCGTGACGTTCACCAACCGGTTGAATCTTTCAAGGATTGTGCTGCCGGAAGTGCGAATCCAACGGCATTGCCCGTGGATGTTTCCGGAGACCGCCGCGCAGAGGCTGGAAGCGCTGACAGGCGGGGCGAACGGACTGTATTCGAATTTGTATCGCTGCGGATATTCGGCGGACCAGACGGGCGGCGTGGGCAATTTGAACGCAGGGGTTGCGTTCGCGACGTGCGATTATACGCGCGCCAGCTGCACGGATCGAGGGATGTTCAACACGGACGCGTCGAGCCACGCGACCCGCCGATTCGGAGGAATGGAGTTTGTTCCACCGCAGATTCTGGTGCGGAGTTTCGGGGAGCAGGGGACGCATTTATCGCCAGGGGTGGACAATTTAGCTCTGTACAACGATTTTGTTCCGCTGGTGTACGGGACGGCGTGGTATCAGCCTCCAATCGCCTTCGCGCGCAACGACGGCAACCTGACGCACATGGAAGTGCTGCTGGGGATGGGTCCGATTCAAGGGGCGGTTACGGTGCTGGTGAACGGCATCGAGATTCCGATTGCGGTGGCCGGGGCGGACATGACCGCGACGGGCTGGTACAACGTGGTGAGCCCGGGGACTCGAACCGGCGCGTTCAATTTGGATTTTACGGACGCGTCTGGAAATCCGCTGGGCGATCCGTACGGGAGCATGGCGTACTTGAACGTCGTGGTTCCGAACCGGATCAGCAACGGAGCGTCGCTGGCAACGGTGAAGGTGCTGCTCCAGGGCTTGCAACTGGAGCAGTTCGACACGACCGGAGCTTCGATCGGAGTGTCGTTCACGAATAATCCGGCGTGGGTATTGCTGGACGTGCTGCGGCGGAGCGGGTGGCTGACAACGGATCTGGATCTGACCAGCTTCGCGACGACTGCGGAATATTGCGCGGAGACAATCACAACGACGGACCTGTACGGGAATGCCGTATTGACTCCGCGATTCGAATGCAACCTGGTGATTGAGACGCGGAGAAGCGCGTCCGAGGTAGCGAAGGGGGTCCGGTTGGGGTCGTCGTTGATGCTGTCTTTTGGGAGCGGAGGGTCGGGAAGCGCGGGGCTGCTGACGCTACGAGTGGAGAACACGCTGGCGTTGCAGCAGGCGAATGCGCCGGA